ATCAACTGCATATCCAATATTGTTCATCCACCTTCCACCAGAATCTACTTTTTTATACTTAGATAATTGTTGAACAAACTGATTTCTCTCTTGACAATTGCCATTAGAGGCAACAAAGTTGCAAAACTTTCTATTAGCCATAGATTCTTCTATAACCTTATCTCTCACTAATTCATAATAACCATCATATAATAAGTAATGTGGTAGTCTATAATTTCTTGGATCATCTGAGTATTCAAATGAAAATGACCATTGATAATGACCTAAAGGAGGTGCAATATTTTCACCGGTATAGAATATCTTAGTGCATTTGTAATTTTGATGTTGATTTCCAAAAACTGAGAAGAATAAATAATCGGGATTGTTGGATATCTCAACATCAAATTCTTCTTTTAGTAAGTTAAAAAAATAATTATTTGTTTTATCAAATCCACCCCAGAAGTCAGAGAAGTCTATTTTAATTTTATTTTTCATATATTATTCTTTTTTATAATGGTTTTATTCGTACCAAGGGTGTACGATAACACCAATATCACTTATTTCTTTTATTAATTTATCTCTAGACTCAATACTTTCAGTACTCATAGTCCATTCATGAAATTCCACATATAACTCTGATATTTTTGTTATAGCACCGGTTGATATCAAATGTCTAAGTACAACAAATTCACTACCTTCTATATCTAACTTACATATAATTTGTGAATTTTCATCTAAACTTTCTATAAATTTTGAAAAATCAACAGATTTAACATTTATTGACTCTTCATATCCATTCCAAATAAATCCAATATTCTCAACAGAAGATGCCCATCCATCAGTTATAGACTGACCATCACTTGGTGATCCAGACATACTTAGTTTTGTATTTTCTTGTTGAAACTTAATTATACCATCACTTATCCAAATAGCACAATCGTGATAGGTTATTTTATTTTTGGTAAACTCCTTAATTCTTTCAGTAACATTACAAGAAGGATTAGGTTCAAATGTATGAATTTCTGTATTTAAATCTATAACACCTATCTCTATGAATTTTCTTAATCCCTCACATAAATGTGTTCCACCATCTATAAATATTCTCTTCATATTCTTTCCAAGACTGGCATATTTTTTCTGTTATTCCAAGTTAATTCATCTTCTTGCCACTTTGCATGATATTGAACATCTAATTGGTCGGCTCTTCTTTTACCAGCAGCATGATGTAGATGTTCAAATATGGTTGGGTCATTAATCCGATCATCTATTAACATTCCAGTATCTTTTAAATTGATATACAACTCACAGTCAGAATACATATGAGTGTAAACCGGACTATAAATTGTTTTGTTTAATTTTTCAAAACATCCCCAGGTCATAATTGGAATAGTTATAGCGGGGTATTGCATATTAGATGAGTCCGGAAGTTGATATCCATCTCTAACCATAAGACCACCTTCTTTACCTTCTAATTTAGAAATTAGATATTGATCCCAATTTTGTGGTGGTAGAAAATCATCTGATGCAAAAACAACAATATCACCAGCTTGTCCTTCAGTTGTAGAAGATAATTGATAAGATGGATAACAAACTCCAATTTTATCAGTTTTTACAGTTATTATTCTATAATCTAAATTATTAGATTTAAAATACTCTTTAATATAATCAGAGTGTTGTTCAACATTAACCGCAATGTGTGTTTTAATATTTTTTGTATTTGTAGACCTGCCAATCCAATAAGGATGCATTTGTTTAAATACTTCTGGTCTTATAGTGCACCATAATAAATGAATCATTAAAATAATAAATTTTAATAATTATATCTAATTTTAGATACTTGGTTTCTTAAATCTTTTGAATAATTGTAGGAACAGCGCCCAACTCTAATACCTTACTTCTATCTAGAAGGAATTCTATATCATAGAAGTTAAAGTGAAATGTTAAAGTAAACTCTTTTGAAGATATTTTCTGTTGTGAGTAGTCAAACTTATTATCACTTAATCCCTTTAATATAATTTCTCTAAATGAAATTGTATAAATACCATCTCTATGTATATCTACTGCGGTAATTGTAAAAGGATGTAGATATAGATTATCGGTATCTAAATAATGCTTGGAAAGAATATCAAAAATAATCCAATAATTTATATCAGCATCTACTGATGCAAATGAAATTGTTATCTCGTGTCCAACTATATCCTGTATATTTTTAGACGGTTTATACATTCTCTCTTTACCCCTGATTAAATGTTGCATTGGTACCTCAAAAGAAACTCCAGGAAAGCTAACAGCCTTTATAGTTGAGTTTAAATAATCAATTACATTCTCATATTGAATCCAATTTTTTTCCAAAATAGGAGTATATGAGTTAATTACCTCCGATGGTATAAAATCCGGTGGTAGATTAAAAACAAATTGACTGGACTGACTACTTAATCTCATGTATTATATATTATATACGTCTATTTCCAGAAGATTGACTATTTGTAATTGGTACTTTTTTTCTTGTAACAATTGCAATTTCTTGTTCTTTTGGTGGATCTATAATTTGTGGACCAAACTCATCTTGTGGTGAAGTTGCTCCTTTATCATCAATATTACCAGTTAATGGATTGAATCCACCATTTGATATTAAAGATGAAAGTGAATTTCCACTGACACTCTCCGCGGTATCAAGTACTGTGTAAAGACCAGCATAAATAACATTTCTAATTCCTTTGTTTGTTGTGGTTATGTACCAAGTAGTTATACCTGTAGAAAATAGATTTTTTATTTCTTTAAATTTATTTTCTGTCACTACAAATTGACACATTCCTAACTTTGCAGATGTTTCTTGTGAGAAAAATTGGCTAAACTCAATAATTGTATCATCGTTTCTAAAAACCAATTTCAAATCCTCACAGTTTGTGAGATCTAGTGGTTCTAATTGTTTATTATTTGAGTATCTATATGACAGTATAAATTTAAATAAATTATCAAATGGTTTAATACCTATTTTAAGTAATCCCATATAGTGATAATTCTCAATCTTTTCTTTGGCAATTATATTCAAAGCTTGCCTTGAATAGCAAGAAATCATTTTTCTATTATTAATTTCACCGTTGCTATTATTTGTAGTTAATGTTCCATTTCCTATAATATTATTACCACCTTTTCCTGAAACATAATCTGATATTGATACCAGTTCTGGAACAGGAACTTCTATTGTATTTTCTGGAGTTGGTGATTTTCCTAACTCATCTATTCTATATCTGGAAAATTGATTTTTAGAATATATTTTTGGCTTAAATATGTTTCTAACATTTATTTTCTTTCTGTTAATGAGATATTTAGAAAGCTGATCTGCTTTCATACCATAAGCTCCTTTTCTAAGAACTATATTACCATCATTCTTATTAATCAATTTCATCTCAACATCTATTATACAGAATGAAGATGAGTATTTAATGATAGGTCTATAATCAATTATTTCAGTAAAATCGTTCTCTACTTTATACTTTGTTGTTTTGCCTTTTATATTTTCCTCAAAAACAGTAATTTCAAATTCTAAATAATAAAATATACCAATTCTAATTGAGTCATCTATAAAAGTAACAAATTGTTCAAAACTTCCACCATACGTTGGATATATCTCAAAATAATCACCAGAATTAGATTCTTGAATATACAATCCTAAGGCTTCCAACTTAGGAATCTGTGAGACTTGTAATGTACTTTTTTGTGTTGTTAGATAGTTTTTAACTGATCCAACTTGAAATATTTTAGTAATAAATCTAAAGTCTATAAAGATTGGAGCTGTTTGTGAAAGACCTAAATTATCAGTTAAATACTTATTTATACTTCCATCTGAAGGCACACCATCTTCTCGCTCAAGTGCTGTAGTGTAAACAGAAGGCACATTCAATTCAATAAATTTATTCCAGATTCTATCTTCGTATAAGAGAGAACTAGAAGCATTCTTTACTAGATTTGAAGTATTTGAATCTGTTGCATCATAAAAGAAATTAGATATTTCAAAAAATTTAAGATTTCTAAAATCATAAGTGTATAATCTAATATAGATACCCTGGTATTGATCAAATGTCCAATTAATGGGAAAATGTATTTTCAATCTATCATGTCTTACAGGACCTGGTGGTGAATAACTGGATAGTGTTAAGAAAGAATATCTATTAGGATCAACTACAGCAAACTTATTAGCAGCAGAATCTATTGTGAAAAGTTGATTAGATTGTATATTATTAGTAATTGATGAGTCAAAAGCTATATATGAGTTTACTAAGTCCTTTGAATTTTTAAGTACTTTGTAAGGTTCAATTATTAAATTTGTAGAATCATATGTCCATTCTAAGAGTACATCTTTGTTTAACTTTTTAAATTCTGATTTCATTTTTTACCACTTGATTTTTTTCCACCTCTAGGAATATCGGTATTAGGAGGGTAATTAACTTGTTCTATGTTAGCACTGTCTGTTTTTGTCTGTGTATTTTGTGTACTACTTTGAGAAACTTGTGTTTTCGACTCATTTACCTTTTCACTTCTAACTAAGTCTCTTTCTTTTTTACTTACTGGTAAAAATTCACCCAATTTTATTTCTTTTTCCATATGAGAGTTCTCGGCATCTGCACGAGCTCCAAGAAATGAATTGATATAATTCATTAAATCTTCTCTTAAAGATTCATAATATTTTTGATCAATAGTTATTTTTTTATTTACTTTATCTATAGCAGTTTCTACTCTAGTTGAAGAATTCACTATCGATGTTGAGTTTTTTATCTCCCAATATCTGTGATATAATTTAATTCCTTGCTCTGGTTCAATATTAACTCCTTTAAAATATCCTAAAAGTAGCTCTATTTTCTTCTGATTTTGAGATTGTGTTGATTTTAAGCTTTTAGTCTTATTTCTTTGAGCTAAAGATTTATCCCCACCACTTACACTTCTACTTGATAATCTTTCTAAAATATTAATTCCATAATTTATCATTAAAATTTCTAAATTCTTTGTATCTTTAGGTCTCATAAAATTATGAAGATCTATTCCAAGTTGAATAGCTTCTTTTGAAGCTTTCCATTTTAAATTGTTAAGATTTACTGATTGATTATTTTTAATATCCTGATTATTAGTATTAGTAATTGGTTTAGAATTTACTGTTGTAGCCTTATTAAGACCATCTTTTATAGCATCTTTTACGTCCTTTGTAATATCTTTAATAGCAGGTGGAACATTCAATCTTTTTATTCTTTGTTGATTTGATATATAATCATTTTCTAACTTTTGAATGTTTGTAACAGTGTCCCAAGGTAGATAAAAAGAGCTATAGATAATTTTTTTTAATCCATTCTCATCTATTCCTGTTATGTAGAAAATATCATACCCAGATAGATGAGCTTTTTTAATATCTAAATATTTAGACTCAGGAACACGAAATACAATTTTTCCATTTTCAAAATCGTTTTCTGATGAATCTCTATAAATATCAACTTCAATATCTTTTTTATCAGCCTTAATAATCATTTTTAAGTCTTCATAAATTTGTAAATTATAAAACATTTCTTGGTCATCACTTACACTAATATTTAGGATATTATCGTATGGTAAAATATAAACAACCGAGTTATTATTTGGCACATAAACGGCTCTATCAATAATAGCCTCATCGTTAGAGTCTATAAAATAGTAATTACTACTAAATAAATTAAAAGCTAATTTTTTCAATTTAAGTATTGGCTTTGTACCAAAAGGATTGTCACTTGTATTAGGTAATATTGTCGATTTTACATTATAAACTTCTGGTCTTTTTGCATACTTTAAATTAATCTTAGTTGAGCTTTTTGAATATCTAGATATATCACCTGCACCACCAGACTTATTCCCGGTTCCCAATCTTGGATTAGGTTCACCACCCATTCTAGAACCCCCACCTTGTAGCATACCATATGATGCCTTTCTTTCAATAAAAGTACCATCAACAGCATCTATCAATCTGAGTGTAACATCTATTACAGCAGTAGTAGTTGTGAATTTTAAAATAGGTCTAAATTCAATCTCGTCACTAAAATCCTCAGTCTGAACAAATGTATTAGTTTTTGTTTTAACATTTTTCTCATATGTTTCCACAGTGAATTCTGCATAGTATCTATTACCATTGTAATAAGAATCCTCAATAAAATTATCAAATTCTGCTATGGTATTATTATATGTTCCATAAATTAAGAAAAAATCTCCTTGTGTAGACTCTTCGATTCTAACTCCTATCTTTTCAAACTCTGGAGTTTGTGGCGTGGTAAATGTAATTCTGTGTCCTAAATTCATAAACTGAGAACCACCGATAGTATTGATACTATTGATAAAAAAGAAATCAAAAAATATTGGAGAATTTTTAGAAAGACCTTTACCATCTGTTAAATTAAAGTTAATACTGTTTTCCTTTGTTGTTGACTGTGTTAACCCATTAACACGTTGGTCAGATACTTTAGTAACTGATGGAATTTGTATCTGTAAATACTTACCCCATTGCTTCTCATTAATTATTTGTATAGGTGAACTATACATTAATTTATAGTTCTGTTCAATATCGGTTATATTAAAATAATAATTAGATAGCTCTACAATATTTTTATGATCATAGTCATAAGTATATGATCTTAAATAGAATCCTTTGCTATCTCCAAAAGTATAGTCAACCGGAATATGAACTTTTATTATATCGTACCTAACTGGTATTGATGTTGAGAAATTTCTTATTTGTAAGAATGATAAATTAGAGTCAATAGTATTAGGTAGATTGGTAGTTGGTATTTTACCATATCGACCTTGAACTTGATCTATTTTATAAAGTTGATTGTATAAATCGTTGCTTGTTGATTTATACCCTCTTGGTGCTGGTTTTAACTCATCGGATGATATAAAACATTTAGTATTAGTTCTGGAATTATAAAGTATATTATAAGGCTCTCCTATTAGATTTGAATCATCATAAATATATTCAATAAGAATATTTGAATCTATGGGAAAATATTTAGAAATTTTCATTCAGGGAGCTTTTTTGAATATATATTAAAAAACCTCTCTTATGAGAGGTTTAATTTTTTAATATAGTCCTGAACTTCATTTTTTATTTCACTATCAGTCATTTCTGGATATCTTTGTTTTATGTCGCGAAACAAAGATATTTCATCTTCTTTTAGTCTATCAATGTTGGTATTAAGTCTGTTTATATACCCATCATTATTATTTATCTCATCTTCAAGTTCCATCATTATTTTCAATAATTCTGACTTGGCCATTTCTGGATCATGTATTTTATTAGAATCAATCTTATCTTTTAAGTCTTGTAAGCTAAAAGATTTTTCCTCTAATTTTCTTAGAAGTAACTTGACGTTTCTTTCGTAATCATCTATATTATTTCTTATCCCCAAATATTCCTTTCGAATATTATAAGCTCTTTTTAAGAAAATTTCTTGTATCATTAGGCATTCATATTTTTTGGAGGCTCTGGTTCCTTACCTTCTTTTAACATCCTATTTTTTGGAGGTGATGGTGGAGGAGGTATTGTTTTTTTACTTCTATTTGAAGTTTTTTTAACAACTGGTTTGACATCATTTTCGATAGTCACTGCATCTGTTATCTGTGGATTAACATCTTTTTTTAGAGAAACTCCATTTTTCTTATCAATCATTGATTTAATTTCATTAATTATTTGATTTCTAATAATAGATGGATCATTTAATAGCTTTTCTGTAAATTCATCGGCTAAAAATTCAATTATTGAGATTTCATAAGAGTCTTCCATCATTTCAATAAAGTCAAGTCGAGGTATTTTACCATCTACTTTTAAATTAATTTTGAAATCTAAATTTCTTTTTACGTTTTTAAACATAGATATAATTGGGTCTTGTACATCAATTCTTTGAATTGGTGGTTCTATATAAGGTTGATCTGGCTCAACATATTCACGATTTGCTTCTATCTGTTGAACATTATTAACTTGAACTTGTGTTACTTGTTCTGGCTCTTGTTGAGGATCTAATATTCTAGAAAATACCTCATTTTGTTTTCTAACAGAATTATCAACTGTTGTAGCACCATACTTTCTTTTTAATTCTTCAATTTCATCTTCTGGATCCGACATAATAATTGCGCTCTCATTTGAGACAGGTAAATTATTTGGATAATTTAAACCTTGATTTGAATTATCGTCTTTAACCTTAGATAAATCTACATTTTTTATAGACTGTGCGAAAGTATCATAAGTTATTTGATTGTCAAAAAACTTAGTAGGATCTACAAGATCTTCACTTTTTTGAAAAGTGCTCGATTCATTAATCGATTTTGGTGGTGAAATAGAAGCTGATGTTTCTATAAATAATTTATCATTTTGAAGTAACACCGTATTAATTTTCTCTTTATTTGAAGTAATAGCAACGTTTTGATACTGATCAATTATTGTAAATGAGTCACCAGTTAGTCTATTTTTATAAGTTTTGTTTATAAAATCCATATTAAATAATATATTTTTCTATTATTTTATGTAACATTAAGATAAAAGTTTAAAAAACAAAACCCACTCAAATGAGTGGGTTTTGTTTTTTTCTTATTTAATTAAAAATCTTTGAAAAAATCATCATCATCACCATCAGTTGATGGAGTTGAATTAGTAGAAGTCATTGACTCTTCGAAATCAAAATCGTCCGAAGTTGGTTTTGATTCTGGTTTAGATGATACAAAGTTCTGAGAAGATTTACCAGTCATGAAACCAATGATTTCATTAATTCTACCTTGTTGTGTTTCATCCAGTCTTTTTGGAGCGAAATCTTCTAAGTTGTGTTCGCGGTCCATTAAGAACTCTCTAATAGTAGTTTGAGCTTTTGGATCAACTTTTCCGTCTACACCAAGTGGAGCATTTTTAAATACACCTTTGTCTTTGAAATAGATAGGAAGAGAAGATGCTTCTGGTTTAAACATAGACATTTTATAGTCTGGGTATGTTTCATCACCAGTTTGAATTTCTTTCACTAAAAGAACGAAGTCTTTACCAGCTGAAAGGTCAAATACATTACAAGATACACCTGAAATCTCACCATTCTTTTCTGCTGAAATCTTATCTTTGATTGTTTTTCCGTATTGGAAAGTCATAATTTTACCAACTAATTCTGGTTGTTGTTCATCTTCAAGGACTAAAACGTAAGAGTAATACTTCTTAGAGTAGTTTAACATTTTTGCTCTTTCTTGAAGAATTGCATTCTTAGAGTTAGTTAATTGGTAGTAAAGATCACTAAGAGCACATTTGTCACCAAAGTTCTTAGGACTATCGAAATAGCCTGAAAGCTCTTTTTGATTTTTGATATTAACATAGTGAGAAATTTTCTCAATTGCTAATTGACCTACTTTACCATCTTGAGTTAAGTTAGGAAGGAAACGAACTACCGAACGGTATCCTTTCTTTTTGTCCTTTACTTTTGATAAATCGATACGATAAATACCATCTGTATTGGTTTTTGTTTGTTCATTCAAAAAGTCCATTTTTGAATCTAAATTGCCGAATAAATCATCGAATTCTGCCATAATTGCCGTTAATTTTTTTTATTTTTTGAAATATCTTTTGGATAATTCAATTAAATATTATATCTTTGTTTGTTTATAAAGTTTATCTATTTAGATAAAATATTTCACTAAATCCTTAGTTCTATTACCTTGATCGAAAATATTACAAAATTTAAGATATTCATCATCTGAACCTCTAAAAAAAGTCCCTTCAAATCCTATTTTAGTTATTAATATGCGTAACCCTTTTTCATAAGAAACTGAATCTTCGGTCCAAAGACATCCAAATGGTCTAAATCCTGTTTCACTATATAATATCTTTAAACAGTTAATTAAAACCTCTAAATTATCTTCATCAAATAGACTTTCATTAAATGTAATATTCATATATTCATAAGATGGTATATCACCAGATAAGATATATTTTAATTTATTCTTTTTATTATCCGGAATC